TCCTTGATAATTATAAATTGGTATTACTTTACAATTACCTTCCTGACATAATCCACTAACTAATTTATACTCCCCTTTATGTTCTTTACATCGTAAAGGTTTCCCATAAAATTCACCATAAACAGCTTGACAACGGCAATTTTCAAATTCACACAACTTTGGCATTTTATATATAGAGAGAAAAGTCTTTAAGTGATTTATCCCCACTTTCAATTTAGGGGATAAATTCTTCCTAAAGTTTTCTCTCTAACTTTAAAAATCAAAAATTAAAAATAATATTATATATTAGATATTATGTCAAGTCAAATAACAGATTATTTAAGCAACTTAAAAAATATGAATGAAGATTTTCAGAGTTATATGGTTATTGTATTAATTTTTCTTATTTTGGTAATATTTATTGGTTATATGATTTATCTCAGTAAATTAGATGCTAGTGAGGTTAATTACATGAATAATTTATATCCTAGTTTAGATGGCTATATTAAACCAATTAGTTCAAGTGATGCGGATTGTTCAGGAAATTTGTATGACTATTATATTAAAACAGCTTATAATGCATGCTCAGGTGGATCATATAAAAATGATTTCGTAGATATAGGAAATTTGAAAGCAATTATTAAAAATGGTGTCAGATGTTTAGATTTTGAAATTTATTCTGTAAATAACCAACCAGTAGTAGCAACTAGTACAATAGAAGATTATTATGTAAAAGAAACATTTAACTCAGTTAGTTTTGCTAATGTAATGGATACAATTAAAAATTACGCATTTGCAGGAGGAACAGCACCAAACCCTACAGATCCTTTAATAGTTCATTTAAGAATTAAAAGTAATAACCAAGAAATGTATTCTAATTTAGCATCTATATTTAAATCATATGATTCAATTATGCTTGGCAAAAATTATAGTTATGAAAATTCGGGACAAAACTTAGGTAATCAACCTTTATTATCTTTTCAAAATAAAGTTATTTTGATTGTAGATAAAATTAATAATGCGTTTTTAGAAAATCAGGATTTTTTAGAATATGTTAATTTAACTAGTAATTCTGTATTTATGAGAGCTTATGATTATTATAATGTTAAAAATAATCCGGATACACAAGAATTGACTGAATATAATAAAAAAAATATGACAATTGTATTACCAGAAAGTGGAACATCACCTGCAAATCCAAGTGCTACATTATGTCGTAATTATGGTTGCCAAATGGTAGCAATGCGTTACCAACTTGTAGATAATTTTTTATTAGAAAATACTTTATTTTTTGATCGTGGAAATTATGCATTTGTCTTAAAACCATCCAACTTAAGATATGAACCTGTTACAATAGAAACACCTACACCACAAAATCCAGCATACTCATATGCAACCAGAAATTCTTCCACTGATTATTACAACTTTAACTATTAGTTAAAGATTATAGTATTATAATATTATAAATGCAAAATAATAAAAAAATTAATAAAAAAATTAATACAATACATCATAATATTAGAAATTTTAGAGAATTGACAAATGAACAGCAAGAATATATAAAAAATAATTTAACAGACGAAGAAAAAACTGACATTATTTTATTATATAATGAAATAGTTAAATCATACAGTGAATATTTTAACGATAATAACAAATAGTACTATAAATGATAAAAAATATTTATAAACAACTTAAATGATATTATATATTTAATATAATATCATCATGGGTCAAAAACTCTCTAATCCAGTTAACTATGATTGTCCTGTTTGTATGAAATCAGGTAAATTACCAAATATTGCAGGCAAGTTTCATTTAATTAATGAAAGCGAATGTAAATGTAATGGATGTAATACAGTTTTTAATAAGAAGCAATTTTATAAACCATATATATTGAATGCAACCGATGTTAAATTAGAACAACCAAGAATTTAAATCAATATCATCAATTAAATATTTTAATTTAATCTTATCAGCCATAAGTTTATTTATAAAATTTCTTCTGTAATTTTTAAACATACGTATTTCTTGTATAAGTTTTATAATTGTATTTGCAGGGGTCCAATTGTCCGAACAAGTCATAGATGAACAACATAAACAATTAATTTTATATTGTTTTTTAATAAATTCGGAAAAAGGTACATAATTAGACTTTAAAAACTGATAATAGTCTCTAAAATTAATTCTTACTTTTGGTTGTCTAAATGGATAACTATGATCTATTATAAAAGAATATATTAAGTTGTTATCAAAATCTATTACATTTATAGTAGGATACGTTTTATTATTTTCAATAGTTGTATCAATTGACATTAAGGAACAATTTTCTTCATCAAATTTTGTTATTTCTCTCAAAAGTCGTTTTTTTACAGATTTTGAAGTAGTTGCATTATCTAATTGAGCTTCGTATGATTGTAGTAGATCCATAATATATATTTATACTTATTAAATACATATTATTTTATATCAATTTTATTCTAATTATAATATAAAAGTAATGGTAAAATATGAAAAATGTAAAGATTTAAACTTTGAAGATTGTGAACTATCAATTCTTCGTATGGCAGTAGATAAAGCGGAAGAAAAAATAGGAAAACGAATAGTAAATTCAGATGATATAAAAAAAATAATAAAAATAGTAGAAGACTTTATAAAACGTAAAAACTTAATTTGTTATGGAGGAACAGCAATAAATAATATATTACCAATTGAAGAGCAATTTTATAATAAAGATGCTGAAATTCCTGATTATGATTTTTTTTCAATAAATGCATTAGATGATGCAAAAGAATTGGCTGATATATATTACCAAAATGGTTTTACAGATGTTGAAGCAAAATCAGGACAACATTATGGAACATATAAAGTATTTGTAAATTATATTCCTATAGCTGATATAACTTTATTACCAAAAGGTATTCATAATGCAATAAAAAAAGAATCCATACGAGTAGCAGGTATATTATATACACCACCGAATTATCTAAGAATGGCAATGTTTTTAGAATTATCAAGACCAGCAGGCGATACGACTAGATGGGAAAAAGTATTAAAAAGATTATCACTTTTAAATAAAAATTTTCCAATAACAGGTTTAAATTGTAACAATATTGACTTTCAGAGAGAAATGGAAAACAAAACAAATGAGAATAAAATATATGAAACAGTAAGAAATACATTAATTAATCAAGGAGTCGTTTTCTTTGGTGGTTATGCTATTACTTTATATTCACAATACATGCCAAAAAATTTAAGAAAAAAATTAGAGAGAGTTGCAGATTTTGATGTATTGTCAAATGAACCAGAATCTACAGCAGAAATAGTGAAAGAAAGATTAAAAGATGTAGGAATAAAAAATGTAAAGATTATAAAGAGAGAACCAGTTGGCGAAGTTATTCCATTACATTATGAAATTCGTGTAGGTAATGATACAATTTCATTTATTTATAAACCCATTGCATGTCATAGTTATAATATTTTAAATATAGGTAACCAAAAAGTAAAAATAGCAACAATAGATACTATGTTAAGTTTCTACCTAGCATTTTTATATACTGATAGACCTTACTATAATCAATTTTTAGATAGAATATTATGTATGTCTAAATTTTTATTTGATGTTCAACAAAAAAATAGACTAGAACAAAAAGGATTATTAAAAAGATTCAGTATTACATGTTATGGACATCAGGAAACAGTAGAAGAAATTCGTTCACATAAAGCCGAAAAATATAAAGAATTAAAACAAAAAGGTAATAAAGAAGAATTCCAAAAATGGTTTTTAAGTTATAAACCAGATGATTTAAAACACAAAAAAGAAGAAGAAAAAATTAACAAGAAAGATAAAAGCAAAACAAATAAAAAATTAAAAAAAAATAAAACAAAAAAAATAAAACCGTTTGCTATTTATGGAGGAAAAACAAGAAGTAAAAAATAATATTATATTATCGTTGACAAACATTATTATTACAATTAACATTATTTTCGTCAAATGTAACATGTTTTGGTTTATTATAATAATTATATGCAAAATAAAGCATTGTGAGAAGTAAAAATAATATTCCAAAATAAATGTAAATAGTGTAACTATTACCATTTGTAATATTTATAGTATCACTAATAACATCATTTACTTCGGAAAATCCTCCTAATGAAAACTCAGGATCAGTTATATCAATAGAATCCATTTTTATAAATAAATATAAATACTTATAAATTTAAACTAAATAAAAGAAAACAAAATATAACTGAATTTATAAACAATAATTTTCAAGAACTATTATAAATATATCTTGAGTGACTTTCATAAATATTTTTGATAACACATTTTCTTTAAATTCGTCAGCAAAATTTTTATGAAAATAAATAACAAAATATGTAAAATAAATAAATATTTTTTCAACTAATAACTTAAAATAAGAAAACCCTTTATTTACTAAATTCCAATCATTTACATAACTACACATGGTAGTATTAGATCCTTTAATGAAAAAACAATGTACATCTAATAATCCTGAAAGAATACGATGAAAATTAGATTTTTCATTTTTTACATTTAATAAGTTACCTATTTTATCATATCCAAAAAGATCTAAATAAAGTATTTTTTTATTTTTTTCTTTATCAAAAATATATGGTGTAATACCATCTATATATTTATTTTCATATAATATGTTACCATCTATTAAATATGGAACAAAACTAGACTTTATAATAGTATTAATTATGTCATCTATATCTTCATAATTAGATTTAATAATCTTTTT